ATAGGATTCTGCAACCTAACCCTATTTGCATGTATGGTTCTTCTCCTGCTGATATAGAATTTAATGTTTTAAAACCAGAATATACTAAAAAACCAAATAGTAATGAAATGTATGGAAATAGAAAAAACAATTATTTTTTCGGTGAAGGCGGGCAACGACATTTGACTACAGGAGAATCAGTTTTATCCATGTATGTAATGTTAGATTTAGATAAGCAAAGCACATCTAGCAGTATATTGGCGAGCCAAACATTAGAGGTTTTACCTATAGGTGATTACTCTTTATTTTTTAGTGATGGTCAGGATTCCATAAAGACTAATTGTATATCTAAAAGAAACACTAGCACTAAACATGGTTTTAGCATTGAAGAAAGAAAAACACTAAAAGGCGTTGTGTCAGTTTCGGAAACCTTTGTCTTGGATTCTTTAGAAGAATTAAAAATAAATCCAACTAGAGCATGTATTGGTTCTACCGTTACAATAGCCAATGAAACTGAATCTCTTATTAATGAGATATTTGAAGAAGAAGGAATAGAGTTCACTAATTCTACCATAACATATCCTTTGTTCGTCGCACCGGAGTTTAGAGGGGTTTCTGCTTTTACTGCTATTGATTTCTTATTAAAGAAAAAGGATTTGAGACTATTAGAAACAGATGGTGTATTTTCTGTAGTTCCTCATAGTGATTCTAGTCTAATAACAAACATACTTATTGATGATGATAAATTAATAGAATTTGAATCAACTAAAACAACATTTGATTTTTATAATGAAGTTATTGTTTATGGTGCGGCACATAAAGGAATAAAAAGAAACTTAAACAGTATAAAGAAAATAGGAAGAAAAACCCTAGAAGAAGTAGATTCTAGTTTAGTTACTCAACAAGATGTAGATGAACAGGCTTCCAAACTTCTTAGCATACATGGTAATTTAAATGTCAAACACAAAATAAAAGTTATACCAACAGGCATGGAACAGGTAAAAGCAGGAGATATAATACAGTTTGAGTCCAAACAAGAAAATATAGGGCTTTCTAACTTTTTAGTATTGAATGTAAATCATGAATTGTTTGGGTTTGTCACTTTAGAAATAGGTAGATACTCTAAAAGATTGGAAGATGTATTTTCAGAACTATTACTTAAAACACAGAACAATGCAAACAAAAACAGGTCACAAGACTATATATCAAAAACGCCTTCTTTGGACTTCTTAGAAAAAATTAAGGTTAAGCCAATCTCTCTAACCATTAGGAAAAGAGAAACTACAGGAACAACACTAGGTTTTACAACAACACTAAATACAAATACAGTGCCACTAGGTATAGGTGGTTCTAGCACAGCAACTTTGCTGAAAGAGGAGGACTTAATATGATAACAGAAAAGATGAGAGAGTTTATTGCTACACAACTGAACACCGCATTAACTAGTGGTTCGGGGGCTGTCGGACAAGGAGGAAACTCGACTAACCCAACTAACAATGCATTAGATGTTCCTCTCCTAACAGGACTCTCGACAACAGTTAGTCAAACAGGAGGAGTTATAGATGTTAAATTAACGGTTTCCGGTTCTGCTTTAAATGGCAAAACCATTAGAGAAGTTGGTCTTTTTAATTCTACACCCGATATGTTTCAAAGAATTAATTTTGATGCAGTTGGGCCGATAACAAATAGTGAAATTCTTGAAATTTTTATAACAATGGAGGTAGAATAGAATGGTAAATAACCCTAATTTTTTCAGCACATCAAATAGTTCAAGCCCACTTAATCAAATAAAAGACGCAGTAGATTTCCCTCATACTGGATTAATTAAATCATTAAATGGGGCTATGTCGGATAGATTTGTAATTAGCGGTTGTAATATTACTGTAGGGTCATCTCCCCATACTGCTTTTACTGTAACAACAGGGGTGGCAATAATAGAGGGGAAAAAACAGGCTATAACTGGTCAAACAATTAATTTAACAAACACACAAATAAATGGTTTTCATTTGATTGTTGCTCCTAAACCCGTAAACAACAGTTCTACTGTAGCATTTAGACAATCAAGTGCTACTAATGCTATTCCGGACATAACCGCAGGAGATACTATAATAGCAGTGGTTAAATATTTAGGAAGCGGAACTGCACCGGAAATACAATACTTAACTGCCGATAAAAAATCTAGTAGTTTGAGTATTGCTAGAGAAAATAATAGCAACGAATATACAGAAGGATTAACAATACAATCCAATGCAGGAGATATAGAAATAGAAGCAAAAGAATCCGATAAAGATATTATTTTCAAAGTGAATGATGCCACCGCAGGTTCAGTTGTAGATAGATTAACTTTGTATGGTGATAACGACCCTTCTTTTCCAAATACAGAAGTTAAAATTGAGGGTGGATTATTAGTCACGGAAGATTTGACAATGAATAAAATTTCTCTTGGGTATGCTAATTCTCCTGCTAGTGGCGTGGCAGAAATATCCGCCTATGCAAATAGCGAACCTATGGTTTTCAAAACAGGTTCGTCAGTAGAGAGATTAAGGATAGAAGCAGGTGGTAATGTCGGTATAGGAACTGCAAGCCCTAGCACTAAAGTAGAAATTCAAGGAGCCACTACTGACGATGTTGCCCTAACTATTACTAACGCACAAGACGCTAATAATAATGAAACTGCCACTTTAAGATTAAAAAGCACTAGAGGAGACGATTCGGATTTTGAGATAGTTCATGATGCTTTTGGAAATACTGAATTCTTTTCAAATCAACCCGACACTGACAGTAATAAATTTATAACTCTCCAAGATGCTCCCAAGATAGTATTTAATCCCGATGCAAT